GTCCGTTTCCGTTTACGGCTCAGAAGGTTACAGGTTTGAATCCTGTCGAGGTCACTAATAGGTAACGCACTTCCACTCAAAGCGTTACCTTTTATTTTTAGTACGGTAATCCCATTTGTAATTATTCAAAAACGACAAGGTAAACGTCAATCTAAAATAATTACATTATGGTTACAAAAACAATGGACGGGTGTAGCTACTCCGAACTATGGGTGTCCCCTGCCAACTGGCAAAAAGCTACTAAAAAAGACTTGGATAAAGATTGGTACGTGCAATGCGTTTTCTTTGACCCTCGTTTTGAAAAGAAATACCCTAAGGGCTTCCCCTATCGAAAAAAGGCTAACAGACCTAATACTATAGAGGAACGAAAAGCGATGATTTCTTTTCTTCTTAAAAACATTCCTCATCAACTTAATAATGGATTTAACCCGATATTAAAAAAGTACGTACAAGTTCACAAGGAGGGACTTTATCCTGAATTGCACTTTATTGAGGCTTTTAGGCGTGCATTGGAAATAAAAGTAGGTACTAAAAAGCACCTATACGAAATACAATGCGCTATTAATAGACTTGAAAAGGCGTGTGAAGCCCTCGATTTGCAGACAGTTAAAATAAAGGACTTGCGCAGGGTAGATTTGAAGCGTATGCTCGACTGGTTGCGATTATCCGACAAATACTATAATAGGTTCGTGATATACTTTTCAAGTCTATACCGTGAGTTGATAGAGTACGAATGCTGCGAAAGTAATATCACAAGGGATATTTACCCTAAAAAGGTGATTAAAGAAGTCCGTACTATACTTACCGCTGATGAACTCATAAAAGTAAAAAACCACGTTCGATTTATTAATCCTGATTTTTATAGGTATATGATGATATTCCTATATTCAGGTGCACGTAATACCGAGCTTTTCAGATTACAACGCAAAGATGTAGATTTGGACAAACAGGAGTTTGTAATACTGCTTGAAAAAGGCGGGCAGTACAAACGATGTACAAAGGTGATATTGTCTCCTGCATTAGAGTTTTGGAAAGAGATATGTAACAAGTGTAAAAGCGATAACGACTATCTTTTTGCACTTGATTTTGTTCCTAACAAGAAAATGGGTCATACCGAGATTGTTACCCGCTTTTGGAAGCGACACGTAAAGGATAAATTAGGCATTGAAGCTGATTTTTACGCCCTCAAACACTATATGCTTGATAACTTGGACAGTGATACGGCTATGCTTTTAGCTTCGCACACTAACCAAAACACAACGGCTATATACCAAGTGAACAAGGCTAAAAGGGAGAGAGAGCGGTTAAAGCAGTTGAATATACAGATATAATTATCATTTTCGTAAAGTCACGAAAATGGTCATTAATTAAAAATAATGTTGTATATTTGCAACCTAAATATTTTAGTATTATGGAAAATATAATCATTGATACAGATTTTGAGGTTATAAAGAAAGATGTAAGACCTACCGTTACTAACTACTACATTTTTTACAAGAAACAAGAGTTCGTAAAAGAGGATATTTGTAAATTTGCTTTATCTTTTAGGAAACAACAAAAAGATGTTAAATGTAATATTCATATCATAGACTCAAAGGATATTGAGCCGTTTATGGATAATTTTTCGTGGTTGCCAAAAGAAGAGCAAACCAAGAAAGCAAATCATTTTGTTGCAACATTGTCATTTGACACAAACAGCCTTATTTGGTATCCATTTCGTGAATAATAATTTTTTAAAATTAATATACCAATGAAAAGAATAGTATTATTACTGATTGCCCTGCTCGCTGTGGGGTGTTCGAAAAGTGAGGAGAAAATAGTTCCTGATGATTTGAAAGTTTCTTGGACATATATACAAGACAAAGGGGATGAATATAAAGAAAAATATATTAATCTATCCTTTACGTACGATGAATATTTACTAATTGTCATAGAAACAGGATTAGAAAATGGAAAATTTCAAAAGGTATCACGCACTGAAAAAGGAAAGTTTTCATATAGCTACCCTAATCTAACACTAAAAAGTAGTTTAGGGGTTGAAATAAGAGGAATTATTAATGAAAAACGAGACGAACTAACATTATATAATTTTCGTAGCATCCTATTTATTCCAAAGACAAACGATATTACACTTACGCATTGATAATAGAAAAGCCCTCTTAATTGAGGGCTTTTCTATTATCTCATTTTAATTCCTCTTGTCTGCATATCACTTAATATTGTCTTAACACCCGTAAGGTCTTTTCGCATATCGTGCAACTGAAAAGTGTTTACTTCAATTCCCGCAAGATGTTTTAACTGTTGAGCCGACATAGCGTGTAAGTTCTTCAAATCTTCAGAAAGAAACCTTGTGCGCTCAGATATTTGAACAACACCATCTTTTGTTTGTTTTTGTAGCTCTGTCATTAATCTAAACTGCCCGCTTAACTCCTCAGCAGTATCCTGAGACATTCTTGCAAAACCTTTTTCGACAGCTTGGCGTTGTTCATTTAGAAAGTTGTAACCTAAATTACTACTCATCTCGTTCCAATTCTTAAAGAATTGTTGCATTTCACCGATTTTGCCTTTCATCCTACTGGAAAATTCTGCTATAAGATTCGCAGTAGCATTAGCATATTCTTCACTATTAACATTCCCATCTCCCGCTACTTTGTGCATTTTCTTTTGAAATTCCTTAAAATCTTTCGCAACAAACAACTCATACATTAACTGCTTACCGAGTTTGCTAATAATGTTGCCTACTGACTTAGAAAAGTTTTCAAAAGCGTCTTCTCCTTTTTTTAACGAATCGACAACACTATCTATTATAGAAGTGCCCATTTCCCCAAAGGTTTTATTAAGATATTCATCAAACTTTTTTTGTGCTTCTAATGCTTGTTCATACTGTTGTATGATAGTTTGTAGAGCTTGTTTCCCTGTTCCTTCAAACTCCTTGTTATTGACAATGCTTTTAGCTAAGTTTACATCAAATTCTCCTGCTTTATCAATTAGTTGTGGATACACTGAAAGTAGACTATTATATTCAGTATGAGATTTTTTCCAAAACCAAGCTCCTGTAGTATAACTACCTGTTGCAATTTTAATATTCTCTAACCCAAGATAATCATCGCCTTCCCTGTTAGGTGACCGATATCCATAACTACGGAAACTTGTGCCAGCGTCCTCATAACGTTTTTTTAGATTAAAACCCATCCTGCGCTCTAAATCGTTCCACAGTATGTTGTATTCTTTTAAATCACTCAAAGCGTTATTGATGTCTTCCGTGCCGAATATAGATGTATTTTCTTTGTGTAACATCTTCTCTTCCCAAAGTAGTCGATTGTATTCATTCTGTTGGTTTATTTTTGACTGAGCTATTTCTTGTAATTTTTTTTCGTGAGCTAAACGCTCTTTTGCAGCCCCCTCTAAACCTCCTACTCCTAAACCTACAACAGCACCAATAAGAGCCCCCCAGCCCCCTCCTACACTTGCACCCATTTGAGCAAAAGAAAGAGTTTTATTAAGTAAGTTTGCTGTGTTTTGTAAAGTACGTCCTAATTTCTCTAATGATGAGTTACCTGTACTTTGTCCTAATCGCTCAAACTCTTGCCCTAACTGTCCAAATTGTCCTGTGATTGATTGTGCCGACGACAACATACCATTGAACGCTTCCTGCCATTCAGCGGTATTAGGTTTGGCTTTGAATAGATTTTTGATGTTTGTACCGAGTTTGCCAAAAACGGTATCGCTGCGCTCGGCTGTCTCTCTTGTTTGTTCAAGTTGCTGGCGTAGGCTTTGGATATATTCTACATTATCCTTATCGCCCATATCAAGGTTGCTCGCCAACCGGTCTATTTCAGCTTCTGCCTCTGCTATGGTTTGGCGTATTTCCTTGACGGTCTTTTTGCGCATATTCTCAAAGAGTTTAGCAATAGCTGTACCCTCTTTTTTGTAGAGTATATCCAACTTTTTGAGTTCTCGTGCTTTTTCGTCTTGTGCTTTTTTGACTTGTGGAGCATCTGCCCCTAATTTGGCTTGTAAGGTGGCTATATCGGCATTGTATTTCTCCTCAATAGCTTTATGTTGGTCGGTGTAGGTTTGGTACTTTTCTAACAAGTCTTTATACACTTGTTCTTGCTGAATACGTTGGTACTCAGCATTAGAAGCTAAAAGCACCTTTTCGTTTTCAGCAAGGCGTGCTTTTTCGGCATTGATAGCAGGAGTATTGGTATCAAAGGCTTGTCCCTTTTTCCATTTGCCTTGTGCTTCTGCTTTTTGTTTTTCGGTTTCGATGAATGCGTTTAGCTGGTCTTCTGAACGCCTTCTAATTTCCTCTTCTTGCTTGTCGTATTCCAATTGAATGATAGAAAGGCGTTTTTCCGCTCCGTCTTTCATTATTTTGATACGAGACTCTTCACGAGCAAAAAGGTCGTCTTGAATTTGGCGGTTGTGGTCTCTTTGAGCTTTTTCAGTGTCGAAATCAGGGAGGGTTTCTTTTTTAGTAGTTCTTTTTGGGGTATTGCTTTTGGCTGATAAATCATCTCCTGTCCCCTTCTTGTACTCTTCAAGAAGTGTTTTTAATTTAGCCCTTTTTTCGTCTAATTTATTTAATTCCTCAGTACTTACTTCCCTGCCTTTTTTATTTCTTGCCTCTGCTTTATTTATTTGTTTTTGTAGGACTAAAATCTCATTCTTCTTTGCAACGAAATCAGTAGTTTGCTTTTTAGCTTGTTCAATCATTTTTATATGTTCTTTGTATGCCTGATTGAAACGTCCCAACTCGTTAAAGTCGTATTTAAGAAAAGGATTTTGAATGTTGTCTGTTATCTTGAAATTACTACCTGTTGATGGCGATTTTTTACTATTATATGCGTCATCAATTTGCTTTCTTATCTTGTCTAACTCCGCTTTACTTTTACCATTGAGAGAGTTTGCAAATTGACTCACGTCAATACCTACTACAACATTTTGTTGTTTTTGGAGTACTAACTTGTCTCTTTCAACTTCTTTTATTAGACGGTTGATTTCTCTTTGAGTACTCATAGCAAATCGACTGTCATACGCTTGCATTTTTATCAACTTATCTATTTGTGACTCTTTAGCTTTGATTGCTTCTTGAGTTTTCCCTATTGCGTCACGAGACATATTTTCATTCATTGTCTCATAACGTCCATTTAAGTCTTTCAGTACTTGGGACATTTCTCTCAATACTTGATTGAGAGATGTGTATTTATCAAGCACGCTACCTGTGCTACTTTTTAACGCTAAAAAAGCCTTATTTCTTTCGTCCCACGATTTAGTTTCGTCTTGAATAGTAGATATTAGTCCATTAATTCTGTTTTTTTCGTCATCAATAAGGTCTGCTTGTTCCTTGCGCAATTGGTTGTGTCTTTCGGTTGCTTCAGCATTAGCGTCGGTACTATCTTTTAATATCCACATAGTTGCTATTAGTCCCCCTATAACTGTTGCAACTAATACATAAGGATTAGCAAGCATTGTAGCATTGAGAAGTTTTTGAGCTTTCTCCAGCAGCAAAAGCCCTCTGTATTGGGCAAGTTGTGCAACCGTCCAACCATTAGTAAGCTGGGTATTTAAAGCTATAATGGCATTATGTACAATAATAGCAGTTTTGTAAGTACCATAAGTGCCGATAAGCCCCGCTATTACCTTCCCTAATGTCTGATAGTTCTCTACTAAGAAAGAAACCGCAGAAATAGCCCCTGAAGTTATACCCTCAGACGCCTTTCCTATCTCATTAAGTACCTGTTGAAAGTTATCTTTTAAATTGGATATTTGCCCGCCTAATGATTTACTTTGCTCTGCCATTAGGTTATAGAATAGACCTCCCTCATTGGTCATATTCTTGATAACGGCTTGTATTTCGGTAAATCCTATTTTGCCCGCAGAAACCATTTCTTTGATTTCGGTTTCGCTCTTGCCTACTACCTTGCTCAATTCGGCTATGATAGGAATACCAGCATTCATAAACTGATACAAGTCATTAGTGAGTAAACGCCCTTGTGCTTTCACCTGCCCGTATACGTGAATAAGTTGCCCCATAGGTACTCCAAGCCCTGAAGCTACATCTCCCATACGCCTAAGCGTTTCGGTTACTTCTTCAGCGGGCACTTGAAAAGCTAACAGACGTTTTGCACCCTCTGATACTTCTTGCAAGCTAAATGGGGTTTTAGCAGCAAGCTCTGTCATTTGTGCCATTAGCGCATTAGCCTTTTCCTTGCTTTTGAGCATAGTGCCAAAAGATATTTCGAGTTGCTGGAATTGAGAGCGCACCTCGATTACTTGATTGACAAAAGCCTTTGCTTGTGAAAAAGTAAAAAATGCTAATGCTCCCTTAGCGAGGGTATCAATAGACTGTTGTAGTTTATTGGTTTCTCGCTGTGAGCTTTGCATAGACTCATTGAAAAGTCGTTGCATTTTATTTAAATCACGTTCTAAATTATCAAGTCGTAAACGTGCTTCAAAGTCCATAGTTCCGTCGCTGGTGTTCATTGTTATAGTGTATTAAGGTTGTAGTAAAAACGCCCCTATAAAGAGGCGTTTCTCGTGCAATTAAGAAAAAATCACTTCAAAAAGCGTTTTAATTTGTCCCGCATAAAGTAAAAGACTACCAATAGTGCTATGATAATAGCAATAAGGTATAAATAGGAACTTTTCACATCTTTTGTTTTATGAGAAAAAGCCGTTGTGCTTTCTGTACTTCGTAATTCATTATTAGTTGTGCTTATGGTGCTTGTAAGGGTAGTATTCGCCACTATTTGACTATTGGATAGGCTACTTTTAGTAGTAATCTTCACCTTTCCACCTCTTACCCTTATAGTTTCATTATTGCCGTCACGAATTCGAGTATATGTAAGCTCCTTACTGTTGCCTATACTATCCTTATCGCTCTCTACTGTCACCTCGTACTCTTGCGAGGCGTGTGTATCGAGTTGCAAGGTTTGGGCGTTTTGCTGAAAAAGAGCTGTACTATCCTTGTACTTTATAATACGCTCTTTTTGTACCTGCTTTTGCTCGGTAGTAGCTACCTTACGAGTCCTGCAACCTAATAGACCAAGAAGCACTATCACTAATCCGATAACTCCGAAAGCTCTTAGTATTCTTATGTAATTATACTTTTTCATTTAGATTAATAATTTTTGTAATTATATTCTTCAAACTATCAGCATAGTTGGTAGCGGTTGCATACCCTGCCTTTGCTACCTCCTCAGCAAACTTGTACGGGTCGCTTCTTACTAACAACGCCTTAGCATATCGCTTGTTTTTGAAAAAGAATTGTGCGTGGTCAGTAAAACATTCTTCTGGGGAGTCGTACTTTCTGAACCAGTCTAACACGACATAAGTGTATTTGCCGTCTGCTCGCTTCTTAATGCTGAATATCTTAGGAAATACAGCTTTTGCACTCGATAACACTTCATTAGTACGTAACAATTGCTTTTTTTCATTCGGCGTGCTGCTAACAAGGTTTTTAGGTACTTTTATACCGAAAAAGTTATTACCAACGCCACGCTCTCCCCAACCAGTTTCCAATGCCGCTTGCGCCAAAATGAAGAGGTGAGAGATACCCGTTTTTCGCTCTGTTTCGAGTGCAAAAGGTTTGTACTGCTTTATAAATTCCTTTGGTGTCATTGTTGTTCGTCTGTTTTATCGTTATTGTTTAATTCTTCAGGAATAATACCACTATTTACCTTTTCATAAAACTCCCTTAGCTTCCCACTCTTTTCATAGTTGTATAAGGTTCTCATAAAGAACTCAGGAGGAAACTTACCTTTTGAAAGCACAAAAACATTCTTTACAATATCCTTAACAGGGTATAATAAAGATATCATTTGTATAGTAATTTCAAACGCATTACCCCACCCCGACCTACTTAATGGTATATTTAAAAGCGATAAAGATATAAAGGCTATTGCAATAAGCAACATCTTAGTAATTGTCCCCTTAAAGAGGTCTACAAAATCGAAATCTCCCTTCTTAAAGTGATACCAAGCACCAGCTAACATATCGAGGAGTAACAAAACCCCTATGCTCGCATAAAATATAGCATTTTGTTCTCTATCAGTCGAAAAATAAGCATACAACAACAGCAATGGAATGCTCTTGAAGAAAGCAACAAAGAAATAGTACACCCTATCTCTTAGATGTATCTTGTCATCAAAGTAGAAGAGCAAAACCAACGGCGTTGCCCATATTGCTATCTTTATCTTGGCTTTGAGTAGCCATTTTAGTAGTTTATTCATTTATTAAGATTGATTTATTAGTTTTTCTAATTCTTTGTTATATTCAGGGCTTTTGTCTGTAACAATCTTTCCTTTGTCCTTTTCATCAACAGAATAATATTCAGGTATTACACTATTGTAGAGCATTATATTAGCAAAGGATATTTCATACAAAGCCTCATTAAAAGTTATATTAGGATATTGTTTTAGGAATCCACCGACTATTGCCCAGACGCTGTCGTTTCGCTCACTTTCCTTGTCGGTTTTAGCAGATTCGCTTCGTTGAGGAAAGTGATAAGCATAAAAAAATCGGTAGTCTGCATTTTTCCAAGTTGCTGAATTAAAAGTGTGCCTGTATCTTGTATGCTTAGTTGATATAGTATTTTATTAGTGAGGACTTGAAGTTCTTTTTTGTGGTTGCTGAATAGTTTTTTGAGTCGTTCCCACAAGGTGATTTTAGGGTTGGGAGCTCCAAGTATCATTATAGCAAGAGCACGAGCGATGTGTTTCCCATATGGTGCTTTTTGAAAAGCTTCCCCTAATGCCTTTTCTCTATTAAGTTCTTCCATTGGTATATGGGAGATTTCCTGAGACACAAGAATAAGGGTTGCAAGGGTAGGTTGTGGTACGTGATAGGTGCTTCCTAATATAGTTACAGGTTGCGTTTGCTGTAGTATGGTTTCTGCAGTTTTTTGCTGTATGTCCATTGTTTAAGTGTGTTAGAGTAGGTTTTGGGGTTAGGCTTGTTACCTAACCCCTGTACCTAACGTTTGATTATCCGTTATACTCTTTGAGCATTTTGCCTGTTTTGGGTTTGAGAGCCGTAAAGGTATATTTTATTTTACCTCCTATCTCACTATCCCACGTTTTTACAGATGAGACATTGGTTTTATCCATTATAAAACCTTTTGCGCTACTGTTTTCAGGTGAAAGTCTCACAGCATACTGGTCAAGGATAATACCATCTTCATCTGGAATAGGTATAACAAGGTCGTCTGTTTCGTAGATTTCAAACTCCAACTTATACTTGCTGGCGTTCTTACGGGTAGCAATAATTTCACCACCTTCTACTTTAGCTTCTTTGCTATCTCCTTCTTCTGTCTCTAACTTTGTCGAGTTTTCAACAGGTGTAGGAAACGCTTTCCAAGTGGGTGTTTGTGGCATTTCGCCATTCTCCAACTTGACGTATTCTAATTTGGGTTTCCCCCAGCTTATAATATTTGCCATAATGTTTTGTTTTTTTAATTATTAATACTAAAACGTTTATAGAGGATTTGAGCGTTTACAAGGTTTTGATTGCTATCTTCCTCAAAGCTATTGATGGTTTGTTCTTGTACAAAAAGATATTCATCAGGGGGGCGCTGTACGAGACGGCTCATAAAATCTTCAATCTCTAAGATACGTGCAATATTTTTCACATTCTTTTGCGCTCCTATATTGATTTTAGGTACATAGAAGTTGATATTTATTTTGCCTTGTTGTATATCATTATTGATACCCGTAAGATAGCCTATTACACAATCTTCCTTGTTAGAATTGTGAGGGCGTGTACCTTGCAGATACACATCGCCTTTAATGAATCTTTTTATTTCGTCTTTGAATATGTCAAAGACATCTTTTTCAATTTGTGTACCTCCTTTTTTCATTATGAATAGAGTTTTGTTAAGATGTTTTTAGCCATTAGCTCGGCAGATGAAAGCACATTAAAACCTTTAGCTTCGACGTAAGCAGCGTAATTCATTCCTGCAACCACTATAAGCACCAAATCTTTAGGATATTTGTTTTTTAGCTCCTCTATAAGTTTTTGGTTTAGTGCAGAAATGTTACTTTTAGATTTTTCTACACTATTAAGGAGTACTACATAACCTACAGAATTGCGAAGGTTGCCTGTTCTATCGGTATATGCCCCATTATCTCGTGCTTCAATGATACATCGTTCGCCAACCTCAATGAATTTATTTGTAGCTTCATTGATATACTTTTCTTTGATTTTATCAAAGGTAATGTTTAGCTTTCCTTCTATCATTATACAGTGATTTTTGTTCTACCCACTAAATCGGCGTGCTCAATGCTTTGTACTTCAAACTCTCCTAATACCTCATTTTTGTTGTTAATGAGACGCACCCTCTTAGCACTGAATACATACAAACCATAATCAAACCACACAGTAAAAGAGCTTTGTGTAAAAGTACTATCCTTAAACACTCCTCGCTGATTAAGAGTGTTTGCTACAATATGACAAGGTATAGGCTCGCTCCATTCAGATACCCCCGATTGAGGTATGCCGTCCACAAGTCCGCCTCCTACTATGGTTTGTACTTGTATTGTGCCATTATCTAATATCATAAAAATATCACTCTTGGTTTCTTAGAAAGTTCGTCTTTAAGTCCTAACCGCTTACATTCGTTACCATAGAATGCTATAATATCATCTTTGTTTGCTCGTGATATACTTGTGCCTCCTTCAGATATTGAGGTTGGGTGCAAGAGTATTTGCGGTATAAACTTAATAAAAGCAATGTACATTTGTTCCTGCTCTTCGCTTTTAGCTTCGCCTTCTAAATTTGGGACATTTAAATCTAAAAGGTCAGCCTCAGTGAGAGAAAGCCCCAAAGAGGCAAACCTTTGACGGAAATAATCCTTTTTTGTCATATTATCCCATTTTAGAAGTGTTGATGATTGCCATACGCTGAGGAGCGGTGATGTTTGGTATCCACTCACAACCATATTCCACAAAACGACCTTCTTCTGTACGTTTAGTGGTGATAAAATGACCACCCTCTAATACAGTGTAGGTTCTATCGGGAACACGGTCAACAAGCTCGTAAGGTTGATGCCACATCATCTTACCTATTTTTGTAGTTGGCAACAAGGCAATACGCTCATCGGCAAAGATGTTAGTACTTGTACCATCTTCTTTCACCACGTAGTCTTCTACAATACGAAGAGGAGGTAATCCTATACCGGTAAGTAATTGGTTCGCCATCGCTTCGGTAATGATACCCCCTGCAACGCCTATTTGTGCATTGCCTAATACCATTTTGTAGGTGTTTTTGAACTCATCAGAAGCTACAATGCGCTTGTTGAAAGTGCTACGTGTCATTTCCATAAGAGCAAATGTACCTACTTTAGCACGAGTTTCTTCGACTATCTTTTGCAAGTAGGCGATGAAATTAGGTTTTTCGGCAGTTGTAGGGTCAAACTTCATTACAGGGAGTTCCATTTTCATAAGGGTAATACCCTCTTTGTTGTCGTCTAATTTGACCTCTCCTACTCCTGTAGATATGAGTTGTCCCACAACATAGTCCATACGCTTATGAGGCGCAAGGGTACATTGACGAATATCATCTGCAAGGTAGTTGATGATTTCGGTAAGTACAGCAGGTTGTCCTGCCCCTGCTTGGTTGTACTTGTCGATGAGTTGTTGCACGATACTAAGTCGTTCATTGTCCATTTGGAAAGAGTTCCCTAAGTCGGCAACCTCACCAGTACCACTGCCAAGCGTTTTGCGCTCACGGATAGGTTTGTTAGAGTTCTTGTCAATCACTGAACCCATAACCACACCCGTAACGGTACCAAGATAGGTCTTGAACAAACGTGTTTTGGTTTCCTCAAAATCTAAATATCGTTTCCATACGATAGTGTCAAGGGTAGTTTGCATTACCCTATCAATTACCGCCTTAATGATAAGTGGGCTGTTAAAAAGTTTTTCTAATGTTAAAATCATAGTGTTTGAGTTTTAAATGAACATAAATCTTGCCCCAAGCGTTGCCTTATCTTGTTCCGATACGGGGGTGTAGAGCTTTTCTGTTTGGATTTCATACGCCTGACCGAGAGCGGTAACAGTTGCCCCTGCTTCTTTCTTTACCCTTGCATAGTTAAGGAAATTAGCGGGATTTTTGACTTCTTTACCTGCTACAGTTTTGGCTTCAAAGAGGACATCTCCTGCTTTTACCCCATCAATGGTAGCTGACAAGGTAAGAGTGTCATAATTGGCATTGGTAGTGTCGATGGCTGAAATGGTTGCGCCTTTCGTACCGTTGCCAATATGCATACCTTTTTTAACAAGGCTTCCCTTTTGGATTTTTAGGGTAGTATCGTCAATGTTTTCAGTAGCTTTTACAGCCTTTGACACTTTGGCAATACGGGTTTTAAAATCCACAGACAAAGGAGCTAATACAGGTACATAAGTACCCTCTGCTATATCATTGTCTTCAAGATTAAAACCTCCTGCCAATCGGTAGCCTGTTTTTACATTGTAGAGTTCTTTCTCTACTTCTTGACCTTTAAGGTCATACTTAATTCCTGCTGGCATTTTGTTTATTATTTAATGTTAGTGATTTGTAGCAGTTGCTTTTTGAGCTTCCACTATTTTTTGAGTGTCTTGCTCGATTTGTTTAGCAAGAGCCTCTTCCTCTTTAAGAGGAGTGTCTGGGTTGTCAGGAGCTTTAGAGTAAGAGAAACCTAAGTCAGCAAGTTCTTGTTTTTGCTTTTCAAAGCCGTTGCTTACTTCTATAGTAAGAGTTTCAACGGCAGTATTGTCAGCAAATTCACGCCCTGCGAGTGCTGGGGTGTAGTAACTTTCGGGTATGTTCTTCTCTTTCATTGCCCTAACGAATTGTTCTTTGAGGGTTTCGGAGGTACGACCTTTTTGGAACTCTGCAAATGTGTCTTGCAGTGCGTTAAGTTTTTCGAGCACGGTGGCGAGTTCGGAATTAGGTTGTTGCTGATTGCCCCCTTGTGTAGGTTGCGTGTCAGCGGACTCGTTACCCTTTTCAAATTTAGCTTTCCAATCCTCAGCTTCTTTCTTATATTTTTCACTTTCGTTTTTGAAAGTGTTTACTCGACTATCGGCGAACGATTGGAGATGTTTTAGCATAGATTCAGCCCCAGCAACAGCTGGTTCTACTTGTGCTTCTTCGGTTACGAAAGTACTTAAATTAGTAGCTACTCCTTCAAGCACTTGCGCGCTCAACCCTAATGCTGCATACTTAGTTTTGAGCAATTGGAGAATTTTTTCTTTAAACATAAAATATTGATTTTTAGTACTATTATTTTATAATGCAAAGATAAGGGGGTAGGTGTTAGGTTGTATCTTTGTGTATTGTGAAAAAGTTAGTATTTTTTTGTTATAGATAATTTTACAAGTTTTTCTATGGCTTAGACTGAAAAGGGCGTGCTATCATTCAATAAAAAAAGCCCCAATTAAGGGGCTTTTTAGTGAAAATATTTTTGTACCTTTGCAATGCAAAAGGGCTTAATTGAACTTTTGCAGGGGGCAACGCCCACCAGAGCGTAATGGCGGTATAGTATCCCGAAGCTCATTAACTACCTTGAATGTGCATAAATTCAGGGTAGTTTTTTCTTAGAAAAAAACTGTATTGCTTGTATAACCTTTTGCGAAACGCCCTTACTTTGGTTATCTATGCCCCATAGAAACATAGGTATACCCTTAGCGTTGGTTATTCTATTTTCGTTGTCTGATATCCACTCGGTGAGCTTGTTGTTTATGGTGATTTCTTTCCCTGCTATATCTTTTTTGAATACAGGGGTCATATAGCAACGGCAGTTTGGGTGATTACCTACCCATACGAAGCTCTTAGGGTATATACCTTTCATCATATCACATATTTCACAACCGTGAGGGTGCTTGCTTCGCTTGATTTCGTAGCCTACTATCATATCCATACTTTGCCAGCGTTCTATATCGGCGGTGCGATAAGCTATGTTTATCTCTGTACGTGCCAAGCGTTCGGCATTCTTGTACGCACTCCTATATACTCCTTGTCCTGAGCGATATTCCTTTGCTTTTTGCGAGAGTTGTAAAATACCGTTTTTATCTCGGTACTTTCTGAAAAGGGTATCAGGGTTTTGTAGGTACTTCTTTAGTACAGATGTGAGCTGATTAGCTGGTGTTCCCTCGTGTATGGCTACATCTAATGCCATTTCTATTTCGGTGCGATACTGTTGGGTTAAGTTCCACACCCTACCTGAAAGCATACGCTTCTTTTCTTTCATCACAAGGCTTTGTAGGGTATCTTCTCCTTTTTGTGAATGATGAATGTTAGTAAACACATCTTTAAACTTGTCCTTAGATAGCTGGTAGTGCTTGTCTATACAGTAATTCATCTTTTGAGAAAATACGTTGTTAAACTTTTTAAAGAGTGATTTTACCTTATTGTTCAGCACAGGGTACAAGGTAAAGGAAAAGAACTCCTCTTTGATAGTCTGCAACCCATAGTACATCACTACCATTTTTAGCACCTCATCAAATAGATGAAGGAGCTTAGAAACGTCCCTTTCGGTTTGGTTCTGGTGATATTCATTCCACTTTTCTAAGTTCATTTTTGCTAATCCTTAAACACTTCCTTTCCTTTTTCTTTCTCTATTTGAGCGAGTTCTTCATCTACACGGTCAGTGATACCTGCCAAAATAACACCTTCTTTAAGTGAAGCAACCCCTCCTTGCACAGCACTAACGGCGTCGGCTATCTTTTCGGTTAAGCTGTCAATCATATAAGGTACAATCTCTATACTGACTTGTGTTTGTTTGGCAATGCTGGCGTATTTAGGGATAAGGCTTACTATTGCAGACAATAGGAAGTTGATACGGCGTTGTAAGAACTCTTCTACAGTCTCAGCGTGATTGCTCACTGCCATATGCGTACCCATAAACATAAACTTAAATGCCTTACCGCTGAGGGCGTTACCGATACCTTGCAAAGCCTCAAACGTAATTTGTGGGGTGTTAGTTAGGGCATAACAGCGAGAGGTGAGGTTATCAAACTCTAATTTTGCCATATCGGGGGACTGTTGCCAAGTGAGGTAGGACACTTGTGCATCGTTTTCAAGTTGAATTATCTCGCTTCCCGTTCCTTTATTACGAGTGCCTTTCACATCGCCTGAAGCTACTAATTTTGGGTAGAAATTGTAGTCGAGACAATCGGCGAAATTGGACAAGAGCAACTCAAGACGATTACGGAGTGTACGTATTTTGTCGCAAAGAGGTCGCTCACGCTTCATATAAATAACAGGTATTTTGGAAAATCCGTGTTGATATTTCTCTTTTTGTGTGCCGTTGCTGTAAATTGTTACATTTTGGTTATCGATGACCATTAGGCGTGAGGTTTGTATGCCTTTGCTATCCGTTTTGTTGTACTCACGGGAGAATGCTATAAGGTCGCCGTACTCATCGTAATATGGGTATAGGGTATCACCACGAAAGGGCGACCATATCATAGACTTAAGGCGATAAGTAGGATTAGGGTCATCTTCCTTTGATGGTTTTACGTACCAATATTCAGCCACTTCGCATTCAGAAAACCAAGAGCGAACTATACGCTTGTTATCGTATTGTAGTTTGTTGCGCTTGTGTAGGTCAGTTAGAAGTTTAAATAATTCTTCTTGCTCTGTTTTATCGGTGTTTGCCGTGATTTTAGGAGGTGTACCTACCGTGAATGCGGTATGAATATTGACAATATCCTGTTCTAATGGTAGAGCGAGGCGATTGACTTCTTCATCTTTGAATTTTGCTGGGGTATGAATTGTGTCGTCCTTATTATAGGTTGCCTCTTGGGTAAGCACCTTTCGTTTTGGGCGCAATTCAGTGTCGAAAATATCGTGCTTAGTATAGTCCCAATCTTTTAGGAGTAATTGGGTATCGGGACGATTAGCTGGATATTTTTTGAGCTCGGCAATACGCTCGGCTTCTGGTAGTGCAAGTAGTTCTTGTAAGGTCATTTTTAGGTAAGATATAAGAGGTAAAAGGTAAGATTGTGATTGCCTACCTTTTACCTTGTGTTAATAATTACTTTTGTTCCTCTGCACCATTAATAATGGCAACACAAACCTCGTGAATGTGCTTGTAGAGTTCAATGTCTGTTCCTTGAAAATTGGAGTTTTGAACGTTAAAATCGTTAGCAGTAACTGTACCCTGAATTATTGGATAGTTAGATGACTGTTCACGAGTTGCTGAGAAAGCGACAGCTATAGGGTTGTTGTCATTTTCTGTTTCGTAAGAGTACATTATTGTAACTCCTTGCACGGTTTCTTGTGCTGTAATGCGGATTGTTTTTTGAATGATTTGCATAATGTTTATATTTGTATAGTTATTTTTAACTTCTATGACTTTTTATGTAATATGCAGCAGGACTACAAGCAAGTGTTAATACATCTCCACTTCCCATATCTATGTAACTTAAAATATCTCCATCATTGGTTATTAACCCTCCGCCTCCTGCTGACTCTATTTGTACACGTATTCTTTTATTCCCAACTTGGTCTTTATACGCCATTATTATTGTAAGTTCATAGTAAGGGTATAGCCTATTACGTGAGACAACGGGTATTCCCATTTTGTTTAACTTATTAGCTATAGTATTATAGTTAGGCAACCATACTTCATTAAAGTTTGATAATACGTCAGTAAAAACGAACTTATGAGTAACACCTATCCAATCCATAATAGTGTCTCTTCCTGCTACTCCATAATATGAGTATTCAAAATGAGCGTTTGCACCAAATGATAATGTGTCACCATAAAGCGTTTGAGCCCGATTGTTTCTATAACCAAAAAGAGTATCTGTTTCATCGTTAGGGTGAGGTGGTACTGATATTATTTGACCAGTGAAATTATTTAAATCTGAACTTGATTTTGGGTATTTAGCATCTCTGTCTATTCTCATTAAAGCTCCATTAGCTCCAAATACAGAACCAGATATAGAACCGAACCTTGCCATTAGTCCATTAGGGTCATCACGATATATTAATCCAGTACCTCCAAACTTTGTTCCTCCTTTTACGTGATTCTTTTCTTTATCCCATTCTTTTGAATACAATCCTCCAGTAAAAACTAAATCACCACTTATTTCTCCTCCTTTAGCTTTGATTTTGGATGTGAAAAGAACACCATCATCTTGGACTCTAAAAGGAGCTTCTTCTTTTTTGTCGTATCCACTTCCAGCAAAGAAACGTATAGACTCACCCGATAACCCTGCCCCATTAATACCAGCATTGCCTCCTAACGTATTACCAACAGTTAAAGCACCAGTAGTAATTGTATTTTTTACTACCTCTGTGCCATTGATGTAGTCAGTGCCTTTGCTAAACATACCATTGATAAACTTAACGTTTGCTTTTTCGGCTTCTGTCAGGTTCATTGCATTTTTATCAATGATACCCAAATCTACCATTGTATACCATACGTCTTCTGGTGCAGGAGACCAATCAGTGGGTTTGTTGCCTCGTTCGAGTTTAATCCATTCTATGGTGCTATCTACTACAATATTTGACTGATAAGTCCAAATCCACAAACTTTTATTTTTTGTGACACCAATCCTCCAAGAAAATGTATTTTGATATATACCATTACCAACATCTTTCAAGGTGCTTATCTCAACACTATTACCACTATTATACAATGCAAATGCTACTTTCCCCGTGCCCAATTTACCTTTGATAGTTGCAGTTACTGTTTCCCCCTCTTTTAATTCTGTAGTAATATCATAAGCAGCAATGAGATAGCTATTATTTGTTATTTTTATGCCACTATTTTTTAACAAATTTCTTCCTCCAATATGAATATTGTTGATACTTGATTTTAGTCTATTCTTCAATGAAAGCAAATCAGGGCTTACAAGTTGTTTTATCTCGGTTTTGTTGCCGTCTGTTATTTTAAGGTTTGCTTTTATCTCTATCCTATCATCAAAGAGTTGTATATACTGCTGTCCGTTCCCTGATGTTATTTTATCGGTTTTGATTTGTCCACCTGTGATTTCCGTAAAGCCGTTGAGTTTAGCAATACCTCGCTCACCTTCGTATTCTGAATTGACGGTGGCATATAGGAAATGATAAAAACCCGCTTCTTGTTCTAAATCTATCTTGTTTTCTGATAGAATAAATTCAGCGGTTTCATCGGTTTTACTTGCTTTGATGTATAGGTAGTAGGTTTTGGCTTTATCGTCCAAACGCCCTGATACGAAAGCGGGGATATTCCAATATTTATAGCTGTTAGCGTCACGATTGGGGTTTATATCGGTAGTGCCGAGCGTAAAATGTTTGAGCCACCCGCTACCTGCATTGATTTGCTTGGTATTTTTATCGAAATAGAGAGTGTGAGGGGCTTTTATAGGGTTAGTTTTTGAGACTACAAAATCGAACTGGGTAGATTTATTACCAATAAGAGCCATCATCGTTTGTACGGTGGCAGGGACAATGCTTTTGGTATATTCAGGGAATGCCTTTTCTATTTGCTTGATAGTCTCTTGTGCGTCTCTCCAGCTTCGTTTAGTCTCAGATATAGTGCGCTTATTGAGTTCTCCAAAATACACTTCTTGGTTTTGGAGTTTTCGCATTTCGGAGGCAAAAGAGTGTCCTTGTACCTTGTTGGATAATTCTATTTGTGGGCTATAGGGGTTATTTACATATTCTTTGAGCCCAACGATACGAATAGACACGGGTGTACGTTGGAACTCGGTATCGGAGAAATTGATATATGCGCCCATTTTGATTCGCCCGCCTATGTTTGCCCATTTCTTCTTTGCCCATATACCGTCTAAATCACCGGTGAATGTAAATAGGTCTGTGCGATTTTCATATAGGTATTTGCACGCTTCTTTCATCATCTCCCAACTTGCACCTGACTTGGTTGTGTTGTCGCTGATGTAGGCGTTGGGCATTTGCATATTATACACGGAATACTGGTCGCCTATGGCAGGTTTGAATATATCATTAGGCATAGTAACGCCGTCTTCTTCTTTTGGCACAAGCTGGAAACGTTTTTGTGAATGGTCGTATTTCTGTACCTCAAACTCTCTACCTGATAACATTCCGCTTTCAAAGTAGATAAGCATTTTTTCACCTTTGATTTGCATAGCATTGAAATCAAGGGCTTGTGGTATGGAAGTATCAGTAAAGTCGTAAAAGTGTTTGGCTTTATCGACTTCAAAGACTTCTGTAATTGTGCCTTTCCGTTTAGGATATATATGTGATAGGTCGAGGCTTTGCTCATTTACAAAGCCGTTATTTTGGGCGTTCTTAATTGCTATAGATAGCCCTTTGTCATCTGAAACGAATGTTACACCCTCGTAAACGTACTCTTGTGATTTAGGTAGTAATAATTCTTTATTGCCGTACTTGGAACGGTCGATATTGCGTTCGCCCCCTTGTACATATAAGCGAGTGATACGACTTTGTTCAGTATTACGACTTACACCTGTCTTAAATCCCTTACCCTTGCCATATTGAAGTGGTAGGGGATTGTCTTTAAAATACTCTACCTTATGCAAATGAATGGTTTTGCCTATGATTTCGTATTCTGTTTCAAAGGCTTTGGCTATCATTTCCAACGCTTCGAGGCAGTTGTTATGGCTGTATGATACGAGCTTCTCAGAGGCTTCGATACAGTTACCTACTTGCCACCCGCTATCTATCATATTGAGGCAATCGACAAGGATTTGAACGTGATAGCGAGGTGAGGCGGTGAATGGGAATTTTAATGTCTTATCATTAGGATTCCGAAACTTGTAGTTTTTGAGGTTTGCACCCTCGCTGTCCATAGTGAGGGTGTATTCAAAGTTGCGTGTGTTATGTTTTACGATTTTTGCAGGTTGGTTGAGTGTATAACGCTCATTAGCAAACTCGCACCACGCACCCGTAGGAATTTCGGTATAGGTGGATAACGAAAAATATAAGGTAAGCGTATGCTCGCCCATTATAGAGCGGTAACGATAGCTCTCATCAGTAGGGAGAATATCTATATGGGTGGCGTTAAAATTGATTTGCATATTATTTAGCTGTTAGTTGTTAGACAATTGTTAGTTGTAAGTCGAATTTGCACCATATTAGGGGTGTATCAATGTATAGTTCGGTTATTTTGCCGTCTTTATAGATACAAGGATATTCCTTGTTGTCGTATTTTAGGGTTCGGGCGTTGGGTCGCACTAAATTATAAAGTAGGGCGTAATACCCTTTGAGAAAGTCGGTAATAGGTAGGTATATAAAGCATTTGAGAGTAGCTGTTCGCTCCTGAATAGTAACAGGTGCATTCACTGAAACAAGTCCATTCATTGTGCTGTTTTGTGCGGTGAAATACGTTTTGGCATTACCTGCTGTTATGATTTCCTGTTGAGTGCCTTCTAATAGGGTTATACCGTATTGAGTTAGATTTTTACCGTCAATATAGGTTTCTACATTGTGAGCGGTTAGGGTTGGGGCTTGGTAGGTGTAATTCTGTAACGGACTATCGTCTGAAAGACGAATATCGGCTACTATATAATTACCATTAGTTTGTACTTTATTGAGACCTACGAGGCGGAGCTTGTAGGTATGCTGTAACTGCTTAAAGGTATAATCGGCATACGTATTAGCAGTAAGGAGCGTTACTAACTGGCTGTATTTACTTTCAGGCAGTAATAGTTGTAGAGTGAGCTCCTTTGCCGACAGTTGGGGACTGGCAAGGTCATACTCTGTACCGTTTTCCTCTGCCCAATCATTTTTATTGGGTATTTTGAGGGCGGGGTATGAGAGGAGGCTTGCGATTGAACCTTCTACAAGTTTAGCATTTATGGTTTGTATGTCGGTATTATTGATTTTCATTAGTAAAATATACCAGTTAGGTCTTTAGGTTTGCGGTTGCGCCCTAATATTTCTTCTAAGAATACATACCTTGTGGCATCGATAGCGTGGTTAAAGGTGTCAATAGGCACGTTAAGGAAAGCTCCACTTTTATCCTGTGCATAGGTGTAATTCTTAAACTCTTTGATAATGTTTTCGCTTCGGCGGGTGATACATATTTCGTACTCTAACATTTTGGTTAGCCCTTCCATTACCGAACCTTGTCCTTTGGTTACCGCCACAATACTATAATCAGCATTTTTTATTTCTTTCACTAATCGAGGGTCGGCACTTTCGGAAATGATTTTGTAGTTACGATAAGGTCGAAGGGCTTCGATAATGTCAGTGGTGAGCATTTGCGTTTGGTAGCATATTTCATCAATATATACCTTGTTATCCAAAAAAGCTACTTCCACAATAGCGGTAGGGTCGTGAGTAAAACCAAAGTCGAGCCCTATAAAACGTTTCTTTGCCCAAATAGGGATTTCGTCAATAAGGGTAACCTTTTCAAAGATGAGCCCCTCTATCATCGCTTGTTGTCCTAATCCGTATACCTGCCAAAGTGATTTGTTCTTGTGCTGTAAGCTCTCAATCTCATCAATAATCGTTTGTTCCAAAAAAGGGTTATCCTTATAGGTGGAAATGAAATGATAGGTACGAGAGTCTTTGTTGAGTTCACACAGCCAATGGTCATCGGAAAATGAGGGGTTATAATCGACAATAGTGAATTGGGTAGTACGCATTTTTAGCTGTTGAAACTCGATAAACTTGAGTTCGTTGGCTTCATTGACGTACAATATATCGCGCTTACGCCCCCTTAACTTTTGTTCGCTATCGGTCGAAAAGAACTCTACCCACGAGCCGTTAGGAAAGGTGTATATCATTTCGGACTTATTGAGGCAGGATTCATCGAATACATTTAACTTGTATAGTATTTCCTTAAAGTCAATAAATACCGAGCCTTTGATTGCTGGTAGTGTGGCACGGACGATAGAAAGGCGTGTCTTATGGTGCGATAAGCAATAGACGATAAGCCAAATAAGGATATTGTAGGTTTTCGAGCTACGGCTGGAGCCTTGTGCTGATACAGTGGTATAACCCTTTTTAATAGCTTTATCAACTTGTGCATATATGTTAGTTGTTTGTATCGTCATCGTCGGTGCGTACTTGTTCGCGTTTGTCGATTATCTCGATGTTGATGTTTGATGATAGGGGGTTGCCAGCGGTGGTAAGGTCGAGCTTGTCGGTTATACCATCTTCTACTCGGAAAGTGCTCATTATACTTTGCATTGCTTGCATACGTGTTTTGTAATCAACAGTCACTTCACGGAATTTGCCTTGTATTACAGTGCCGTCTTCATCGGTGAGAGGCTCTTTAATAATTCCTGCCATAGCAATAAGGGTCATTGTATTAGCAACTTCGTTAAACACACGTGCTCGATATGCTTTTTGGACTTCCAATAGTTCAGGTTTTTTGCGAGTGCGACTATATACAGATGAATAAGTAACGCCAAGTATTTCAGCTGCCTTAGTAGGTTGTCCGTTGGCTTGTATTAATGCTTGTTTGAGTTCCTCATCGGTGTATTTTTCGTTATCTATTTTCTTACGGGGTTTCATATCAAAAGTTATTAAATGTTATTAGTCTATGCGTTCTACCTTTGCCGATAGTGTTTCTCCTTTTATCATTTTAAATTCAGGGTCAAACCCCATACGGAGCATAAAGGCTTCTTTGTTTTTCCAGTTATCAAAGGAAAGCGTTACATAGGCGTCTAAGTTTTGGGCTTTTTCAATAGCTTGTTGTTTAATAGCTTCTTTTGTTTCTTTAACTTGCTGCTTTTTCTCTTCATTGGATATTTCTCGCTCAATGTCTTTTTCTTGCTTTATGGGAGCATATGTATCTTCTATAGCTTGCGATAGGTCGGGTACTTCAAAAGAAGAATAATCGACCGCATATAGGTTAAGGTCATAATCGTCAAGCCCTGCATTGAGGTAATCAATATCAGGAATCAGTGAGCGCATTAGCTCTTCGTCAAGTTCGGTGCGTGAGCGTGTCTGAAATATATTTTGTTCCTTTTCTGTTTTAAGGTCAAAAGACACTTTTTCTACTTTGATTGTGTAGTCAGTAGCGGACGTACCATCGTACTTATGGATAATATCAAGGGAAATTACCCGCTTATGTCCATCTACAAGGTTTGAGGTTTGCTCATTCCAAATTATGCCGCCTAAAAATCCTACGTTTTTGATGTTTTTACGCATTTGTGCGATTTGCTCATCTGTATGCTTTTTAGGGTTGAAAGGAGCAAAGTTTATTTGTGAGCGGTGTATGGTGACGGTCTCACTTTGCTTGTATAGTTCCTTTGGTGTTTTTGTTTTTTTGGTCATAGTCGAATAGTATTTTCTCAGATAAAGGATAAACATCTAATATTTTTTGCAAGTCATTAGGGTAATGCTCACGTAGGTATAGATATACATCAAGGTCAAAAGTTATCCCATTACTTTTTTTGTTGCTGTACTGTATAGGTTTAGGTAATCGGTTGTTGCTGATGTATCGAAGTACATCTTTGTCTTTCCATAGAGAAAACGGATATACGAGTTTTGTAGGTGAAATAGCTTGCATTTCGTATTGTCGTAACATTATACGTCTATTCATACTATCAGACTGTTTCATTCCTAAAAACACGTACTCGATTTGTGTTTCAATGCGTACCGATTGTATAATGTCTGATAGTTTGAGTATGCGTGTATTTTGGGGAGTACAAAATAATCCTGACTTATTGATGTAAGTAAGGGCGTAATGAGGACGCTGTATAAATGAAATATTAGGATATTGTTTTTTTGAGAAGTTAATAAACTTATTGATATGTTCTAAATCTTTCACAAAGTACATAAAAACACACACAACCTCGCTGAAGTTTTTAGCGCACCAGTGTAATAATGCGATACTGTCTTTTCCACAGGAGTAAAATAGCAAAACACGGTTAGTTTTTTTTCTAACCGTGTCTATAACTTGCTGTGTGTGTTGGTAGATATTCATAGGTTAGCCTGCTGAAAGCCCTGCTTGTTTTCGCAAAGCTGCATATACATTTCGTCTACGTTGTCGTACAGACAGCGCTTGACCTTTCTGATTTCTACCATATCGGGCTACTCTACTAATACCCGACGTTCTGTTAATTCTTTTTTGGATTTGTGTTTTTCTAACTCAGCTGAATGTTTAAAAGGTTATTAAATATTTTTAGTGTTCAATACTTTACCCAATGTATACACGATTTGAGATTCGATGTACTCTTCGCCATCTTCTTCGTAGGTGATATACTCATCGTTTTCATCTACTGAAAGCTCAATGCGAGTGTCTTTGATTTCGACAAGCGCTTCTGGACGGTTAGAATCATACCCATTAAGAAACTTAATTGCATCATACTTCACAGGTTTGAGCCATTCGTCTTCATCTTCTGCTTCAGGGTTCTGAATGACGAACTTTTTAGCGTTTTTAGGGCGAATTTCGCGATATTCTTCGGTTTTCTCGCCTGATAGTATAGCCTCTAAATAAGGGCGTTTGATTTGTAATGTTAATATTTTCATATTGTAATATTTTATTAGTTGCGGGGGAAGGGCTCGAACCTTCGACCTCGTGCAAGTTAAACACGCAAGCTACCCAACTGCTCTACCCCGCTGGTAGGGCAAAGGTACGGCGACTATTGCTATATAGTGCTTTTCGTGTTTAGTAAAAAATTAGTAATTATTTGTTATGTTATTTTTGAAGAGTGAAGCCCTCTTAATTGAGGGCTTCGGTATGAAAAAATATACATTTACGCAAAATGAAGCGTAGGTTGTGCGATAGTCTGTAAGTTTTTTAGAAACTTATTGACGAAAAACACTTGCCCTTTGCCTGTTACCTTAGGCGTAATTGTGGTGTGCATTACGCCACCGTTACCAGAGCGCGTACCTTTCTTTAACTCGAATAACCCTTGTTCTATATATTTTTGATTAGGGATATTGTAGTACTCGCCTCTTGTGCCTAAGTAGTGATTTTCTCTTAACCACTTGAAAAGTCTCTTTTCGCCTATCTCATAGCCCTTTTGGGTGATGAGTTTTGCCAATTCACCAATAAGGCAAGACGATTGAGAGCCTATTACCGTATCGGCAAATAACACTTTGGGGGCTTGCGCTACCAATTGGGCCTGTTGAGCTTCGTTCTCAGCTTGTAGGCGTTCGTTATGCTCTACCTCGATAAGCAACGATTGTAAGGCTTCTTTGTAGGTCTTTGGTAGAACGGGGGCGGGGGCTTGTGATTGCGCCTTGCGTTCATACTCATTGAAAGCCTCGATAAAGTCCATTTTGAACTCTAATGCCTTTTGACCAGTGAACCCCATAACTAACAAGCTAAAACCGTCGCGGTTCATTATGTACATAGGGGCTTTTCTTACCGCTCTTGTGCCATTATTTAAAGGTACGTCGTAATCTGAAAGTACAAATAAACTTCTCACCTTGCTAACCCTCTGATTATCTGTTATCGCTGAATTTTCAGCCGACCCAATTAGATTTTCAATTGCTTGAATTACATTCTTATGGTCTCTACCAAACTTTTCAGCTACTAATAGAGAGTTTGTAACTGTTTGCCCGTTATTGCTGAATACTAACTCTTTCATAACTTATGCGCTTTTTTTAGTTAATAATTCATCACAAACTAAGGTAACGCTCTGAAAGTAGTCGCTATCTTCGGGTAACAAGCCTACTAACATCTCAAAGAGTGCCATTACTTTATTGCTTTGGTTTAGCAAGTAGTTACGAGGCTCATCTTCATTAATACCGTCGTGTAGACTGTCGAGGCTGTCTCTCAATACCTCTATTAGGTGCTTTAACTTGTAATCTAACAAGTCGTCAGCTGGTTTGATTGACCTTAATAAGGTCGCAAACTTTTGGCTTTGCGCTACGCTACTGTTGTTCACGCTTTGCGCTTGTGTTGAAGGTTTGAACATAATTTGTAAAATTAACGGCGTGGGTAGGTGCTGTTCAAACCTTGCTTTTGCAAATTTGCTATACATTACTATATAGCGACACCTTCACGCCGTGAGATATGAAAATAATATATTTACTAATATATTAAGGTATAATTACCTTACAAGGTTTGAACACTGCAAAGGTACAACAATTTTTTGAAAGTGCAAATAATTTGCGTACTTTTTTTTGATTTTTTACATAGATAAAATATTAAACTTGTAAAATGAACGCCACTCTCCTTTGACGGTATCAAAATAGGTGAAAAGGTTATCATTAGGTTTGCGGTGGCTTGTGGTGGGAGGAGTGTTAGCCAGTGTGCCAAATGCTTGTCTAATTTCGCCGTTTATCTTTTTGTAGTAAAACTCTACAATAGAGGTTTTCATTTTGGCTTTGAGTTTTATATTTGCCCACGCTTTTTTTAAGCATTCTGAGAATGATAGACCCGTTTGACGTGCAAACTGCCAAGCAAGGCAAAAGACTGTTTTTTTATCGGTATTTCTCATTTTGATAGTGTGTTTTAAGATTATTACTAAGATTTTAGCCTTTTTGCGCCTTGCTCAGGGCGGGGGTATTATTGAACGAATACGTATACGTTACCACCCGTTACAATTTCGCCTTTGTGATAATCTACTTTTTGATACTTCTCTGATGTGTTTTTAATGGTTAGAAAATCGGTGTTTGAAAGTTCAGGTTTTACATTTACCCAAATAGCATCTTCGAATGTACCTCTATCTAACTTAACAGATACTTTGCGATTGTTGTACCCTAATTTTTTAAGTTCATTTCTTAATTCGTTTACTTTTTCTGTTGCTGTCATCATCTCTATTATTGATTTAAAAGGTTATTAAATTGAGTTTGAAAGCAGTTTAAAGACTTGCTTAGGTCTGATTGTTTAGAATTCTTTATATATTAATTGGTGAGTAGTACTTAATGCTTCAAACGCCTTCAAAGTAACTAAGTATGTAAACTTATAATTAGTATAAGGGTCAATTACTTTAATGCCTCTACCTAATTTTATAGGGGCATTAGTTGCTATAATTCTTTTGGTGCTTGACTCGAAATAAGGTAAGGTGTAAAACATTACTGGTTTAATCTGTGCATTCATTTTTGATATTGTTTTAAAGTGTTATTACTTATTGTTTGACGATGCAAAGGTAATTACATTTATAATTACGTGCAAATATTTTGTGTTAAATTTTTGTTAAATGTAATTACATAGGTTATTTTATTGGGTATTGCTTTGTATCTTTGCAACGGAATATAATGCTTAACATTATGGCGCGTATAAAAGATAAAGTTTTTCAGATAAGAGCTTCAGAAACATTCTTGATGCTCCTCAAAGAATTAGCGGACAAAAAAGGAATGTCGCAAGCGAACCTTATTGAGTACCTCGTACGCAAGGAGGCGGATAGTATGCAGATGAAAGAACAGTTTCAGCAGGAGGAGACAAAAGAGATTGAAAAATAAAACAATTTTAATATGGAAAATAAACATAACATATCTCACGAAGGTATTTTAAATTTAGGAGGTATTTCTATACCTTGCTATGTACTTCAAGACGGTACAAGGGTATTGTCAGGGCGTGGTATGCAAGAAGCTTTAAAAATGGTAGATGAGTCGGAAGATGGTAAGCAAACAGCAGGGACACGATTAAACAGATATTTGAATCAAAAAAGCCTTAATCCTTTCATTTACAAGGGTAAGGAGCCGGACCACTTTAATCCTATAATTTGCTATAAGGGTACTCAAAAAATCAATGGATATGAGGCTACTATTTTAGCGGATATATGTGAGGCTTTTCTTGAAGCTCGTAACTATATAGAGCTTTCTACACGACAAAGAGTTATAGCTGACCAATGTGAAATTCTTATTAGAGGTTTTGCAAGGGTAGGGATTACTGCTCTTGTTGATGAGGCTACAGGTTATCAGTATGAAAGGGAACGGGATGCTTTGCAATCTATCTTAAAAGCATATATAAATGAGGAGCTTCTAAAATGGCAAAAGTTATTTCCTGATATTTTTTATTATGAAATATTCCGATTAAATAATTGGGATTATACTGTAAAAGGGATTCAAAAGCGTCCAGGTGTAATAGGAAAATGGACAAATGAGCTTATATACAAACAGTTGCCAAAAGGTGTATTAGAAGAGTTGAAAAATAGGACTCCTAAAAGTTCAGAGGGTAATTATACAGCTCGTTTCTTTCAAAGTTTAACACCTGATATAGGGCACCCTGCTTTGACTGCACAAATTTATAAGGTAATTGGTTTGATGAATATTTCTAAAAATTGGAGTGAATTCAAAAGCAATTTCAATAAAATGGTCAATAGAAATAATGGTCAAACTGAAATAGACTTTGATAGTGTAGAAGAGGATTTATAAAGTCATTTAGTAAAAACTACCGCCTCCAACATTCGTTAGAGGCGGTAGCAAAACCAAATGAAGAAATTATTAATGAAAGAGACTATTGGCAACGATGAATAAGGTCAGCTTCTATTTGTTTGAACACGTAACTATATCCTATAGTTTTGCTCAATATTGCGTGCTGTTTGAGGTAATAAGATATATTAGAAAGGGGAATTTGTAAATATTCTGCTATCTTGGATTGAGAGGCGTTATCGTGCTTTCTTGCCAATCCGCAAAATATTTTTTTATTATCAAGGCTACCCTTCAAAGGTTCTCCTGTCACAGCTTCAATAGATTGTTGAATTTCTTTTAAAATCATAGTATTATAAATTAGGGGTTATACATTATCTTCTTCCTTTAAAGCCCTCAATCTTTGGGGCAAAATAGTCGTGTATGCTGATGAAATCTTCTATTACTTTCTGAAACTCCTCAAAGGTATAGCACACGGCGTAGGTATGCCCTAATGTGGTTACTTTCTTCTGAAACTCTTTTTGGTTGTCGGTTTGTCGGTTACCTTTTACTTTCATCTCGATATATAGGCTCTTCCCTTGTGGGAGTAGAACTACCAAGTCAGCCACCCCTGCTAATACCCCCTCTGCTTTAAGCCGTTGTGCTTCACGCACGTTGCGACTTCCACCATTAGGAACTGCATAGATTACAAGGTGCGGATATTGGTATCTGAACCAACGCACACAGGAGGATTGAAGTGTACTTTCTTGGAGTTTCATTTTTTATGTTTAAATCTATGCTGCAAAGGTACAAAACATATTAAATAATTCCTAATATTTTTTGTTGTAACTTTTTGTTAATCAAAGTTTTGCAACGTTAAAAGTAACGTTATGTTTTGATGTTTGTTAAAGTCAAAGTGCTGAATATCAAAACGCCCAAAAACAAAAAAGACGAGCAAAAGCCCGTCTTATTGGTGAAAAATATTTTGTTATATTTATAACATTTCTATTTTTCTGAGTTTTTCGAGGTAGAAATCACGAATCCGTTGGTAATCTTCCTCAGTGAACTTGTTATCTCTTAATCGTAGTCGCTTGTGCGTCGCCGTTGATACACTCTTCTGTATCGCACGTGCTACCTTGCTATCGGATATCTCCAATTGCTGAATGATGTATATTACTTTGTCGTGCGGTGTCATAATTATCCTTGTGTTATCATATTAGTATTATACCATTCCCACGCTTCATCTAAGAATTGTGTTTCGGATATTTTGGGGGCTAATTCCCCTCCTGTTATCTTTACGTTATTCTGAATTATTATGAGTTTAAACTTCTCATATTCATTGAATACATATAACTTCTGAGGCTTATCCTTTAATTTTCTGTTAAGAACTATCTGCTGTGTGCGCTCTCTAATTACCAATATCAGAGATAAGTAGAGAGGTGAGTAGATGAAGTGAAAGTTATTAGGCAAATGCTCAGGCTCGGGCTGTAATGCCAATAAGAATTTTGGCATTTTGAATTCAAAAAGTTTGTTATTGTCCATATTATTTTGTATTTTTGCCCCTCATTTCTAAGGGTTTTTAAATCGTTAGACTTGTTTTAATTTTACAAGTAAGCCCCTAATGTAGTGTTAGGGGCTTTTAATTTATCTAATAAAGCGATACTTAGGCAATAAATTGCGACTGCCCCCTACTTTGAATTTACTAACCATTTCGCCATAATAGTTAATAGGTTCATCAAGGCTAATTGTGGTAACATTGCGCCCATTGTAATCGTATTGGTGCGCACTGTAACCTACTGACATATTTGGTAATCGCCATACCCCCCAATTCATAGAGTTAAGATAATACAATATTCTTCTGATATTATCTATATTAGCCTCGAATACTTTACCTTCTTTTATTTCATTTTCGAGAATGCGAAAGTCAGCTTCTAAATCTTGCTCTTCTTTCTCATTCTGAATTTTCTTTGCTTCGTTTTTTCTCTTGCAGAAATTGCAGAATTTAGTGTACGCTTCATTCAAATTTTCGTTGGTAATTTCACCATCTACATCAATGAATGTTACAAAGTATGGTTTTTCGGTGAAATTTTGTTCCTCTACCTTTTCATAAGGCACTTCATTAACTTGTGGGTAACCTTGCTCTTTCTTTTTGAAAGTAACATTACCTGCTACAATATAGGTGTAGCGCTTTGTGGTGTAAAATTCTAATTTCATCATTCTAAATGTTTTAAATGTTAATGCTTATTTTAAATTTACAAATTCGGTTGCACTCTCTAAGGTGAATTTTTTAGAATAAAATTCTTTTGAGTATTTTTTGTTTTTCTTTACGAAAGCGTAATAATCTTTCAAAAGTTTTTTGCTTGATTTCACAAAGTTTAATACTTCTTGGCTTGCTTCTTTGTTAGCGTTCAATTTTGCTTTACTTGCTGCTGCTTTGGCTTCTGCTCTTCTTTCTTCATCTTCTAATTCTGCTTGTAACTTAGCAACGTATTCAGCATTCTTCTGTAATTCGTAAGCAATTACCCACATTTGTTTTTCACTGAAAAAATCTTTTAAATTTTCAGAAATAATCTTGTAAGCTAATGATGATGTAGGTAAGAATGCCATTAATTTACTTCTGAAAGAATTAGCAACTTGGCGATTATTTTCTTCTACAAAACTACCAATAGAGCTGACAGTTGATACACTTGGGTTGATGTAAGATACTTGGTTGTAGATGTCTTTAACTGTAACTTTCATTTTCTTTGAGTTTTTAATGTTAATAATTGTTCTTATTTTAATTTTACGGTACAAAGATACGGCAACGTTTTTAATTGCGCAAGTTTTTTGCATATTTTTTTTCATTTTATTTTGTTATATCTGTAACAAAAGTATATAACTGTTATATAATCAGCGTTTTACGTATAATATTTTTTTGCAAAAAAAAGAGGCAAAGAATGAAAAAATGTCTTTGTCTCTCGTTTTTTTTATTAATCATCTAATATTATCTTGTTAATCATCTAAACTTGTGACTATTATTAGTGTGGATAATATAAGCCAAATTATAACTATAATCGCCCTTAGGAGACTCCCCCATTCTCTGAAATCAAATTCTGCTGAAATAAAAGCGAATATCAGATACAATAATACGAATATTACTATGGGTGCTATTATGCACGCTAATACTTTGTTATTTCTATTCTTCATTAGTCAAATCGTTTAATGTTATTACCAAATTCCTTATGTACTTCAATTAGCTTCATCACCAGTCCTTCACGTGCTTTCTCGTACTTTTTCGCAAAGTAACTAAACGTGTGCCCCTCCTTAATATCCAAGTGGTAGAATGCGCATTGCGTACCAATGTTAATATCCTTGAAGGTAATCTTGTAGCCTTTCGCTCTGAACCAAGCGAGGACTTGTTCAAAAGTCGGTACAGAGAGCATTCCTCTTGCGTTGTGATTATCTTTATCTACTTCTTCAAGATAGTGATAATATCCTTTGCTTTTTTCCAAAGTAAATCCTATTCTATCCGATAGGGTGCAAAGAAAAGCGCACTCTTTGTCAAATCCTATTTCTTTGAGTTCTTTGGCTATCTCTAAGGAAACGAGCCAAGTGGGGTAATTCAATTTATTATTCATATCTTTATCCTTAAAACAGGTACATTGACCAACTTATGGCAACCTCTTCATTGCGATTGTCCAATTTTTTTAGTAAATCATCTATCTCTTTATCCTCACTAAGTTCAGGAGGAATTTGTAAATAGAGTTTTTTCATTATTTCATTATGAGATTCTGTGTGTTTCTCAATCTCTGAGAGGTGTGTTTGCGCCTCTTTCAGATAACTTAATAATTCTTGTTTATTCATCTTTTTCATCTTTGATAAATTTTCCGTTAATAATTCTTCCTGTTCTGTCTTTGATTTCGTTGTAAGCGAGGTTCAGGCAGGCTTCTAAGGTTGTGCCTTCTAATTCAGCAATGTTATTGAGACACTTAACAATGTAGAGTATATGCGTATAGCAATTCCCAGTATAATTATACTTTGACATTTTGTATTCACTATGGAGTAACTCAATAAGTAACTTATTTACTGAAAATGATAATATTACACAATTATCATTTATATTATTTTTTAGAGATAATGCATTTAGAAAGATAGTATTAAAATTTTCTCTCCTAAAATAGCAGTAGTTAATCAATGTTACGAGTGTATCGCCTATGGCATCGCGTATGCCTATGCGGTCGCTGTCATAACACGCCTTGATGAGTTCGCCTACTTCCTCGTGGGTTTTGAGGAGTTCATCAAAGGTGGTTAGCTCTTCATAGATTTTTCTTTCTTTTGCCCACTCTTGGATAAGAGGGACGAGTTCTTGGATTGTTTTCATTGTTTAATCTTCTTCTTTATAGTTTAACAATTCGGGGTTTTCATATTGGTTTCCAATAACTTTTGCACGTTGCAAACACGAACGCCAAGCCTCTTCGTGAAGATTGTAATACCCATTGATGTTGCCTACATCTTTGGCATCAATACGGCAAAATGCCATACATTCCTCTCGGTACACAATAAGGCTGTAATCTCCATAATCGTGGGCAAGAATGTCGCCTTCATAGATTTCAGTGCCATTTTTGTCGTGTTGCCCAGTAAATTGACCTACTGACTCCTTATGTACAATTCTATTATTTATAAATAAAGCACTGTTTTCGAAAGGTTCATTCCAAGATAAATAACCATATATCCATTTATTAGTATACATATCTATACCTCTAAATTTTATTGTTCTCATTTGTTGTTTAATTATTTGTAAAAAGATAGGTTTCTCTTATACATGCCTTTTCTGAATTGTTTTCTGTTGACTTGAATTCTAATTTAAACTTCAAGTTCTTAAACTCTGTTTCTTTATACATAATAAGTGATGTAGTTACATCATAAACTTCTCTAATGTCAGCCCTTACTCCTTCAAATACGAAGCAATCTCTTATTAATTTTAGAAATAAGTTCAAACCATCTTCAGTAATAACCCCCATAAGGTTATATGGCGCATTATCCTTAGAGCAATATATAAACGCTCCCTCTTTAATTTCTTTTTTCATTTGTCGATATTTTTAGTGTTAATAATCTTTCCCAAGTATAATACGAAGTACTTCTTATTGGCTTCTGCGCCCCATTTGGTTTTGCCTGTACCAAAACGTATTGTTTTTAATTCTACGGTGAGGCTTGGAGCATCACGAGCATAGCCATTGCGAAAAACAACAGTATCGTACTCTTTTCCAATAAGACGAAGGTTGTAATACGGTTTGATTTCTCGATACTCTTCTGTTTTCATTCCTGATAGTATCATATCAAACCACTGCTTTTTTAAAGTTAAATGTAAAGTGCTCATTTGTCTTTCTTTTTTAATTCTTCTCTCATTCCCATACAGTAGGAGCGATAATTGATGTTGGACTCCCTCATTAGTACATAATCGTACCATTGCAGTATCTTCCCCTTCGGCTTGTCGTTCTTCATATCGAAGTAGATGTCCTCGATGTTAAAGAAGTAATCCGATAGGCATATAATTCCTATGCCTACATCGTAATTGTCGAATTCAAATTGTAATTCTTGCTTGTCGCAAAACTCCTTGATAAGGTTGCGTGCAGCGTACTCGAATAATTCCACTGCTTCTCTTTCTTGTGGTGATTGTTTTTTCATTGTTCTGTAATATTTATGCTTTCATTAATGTTTTTTACAAGTCTTTTCGTGTTCTCTGCGAGCTTGTTAGAGATGAGTTTTATTATCTCTAATGAAAGTTCTGTATCTACATTTAATGTAAACTCTTCTCTAAGGTCATTTGTAAATGTTACACTCCCCTCGTATCTGTCTTTTTGTTTTTCGGATTCTTTCTCCCAAGAATAACCACGTTCAAATTCTAATGAAAATTTTCTTAGTTTAAAATCCTTATTGCTGTTTTTAGTCATTGTTTATTATTTTTTAATCGTTTTGCTATTAATTCTACAATATTCACTGTTACAGCATTACCTATGAGCTTGTAGCGTTGGGTTTTGGCAATTGGTTTTATTGTGCCGTCGTAATTGCCGTATTGCGTCCAATTGTCTGGAAATCCTTGCAATCGTTCACATTCTATCTCTGTGAGACGACGCATTCTACTAATTGCGTAGTCGCTGTTATGTCTTGTTAAGGCTGGACTAATTCCTCTTTCGTCAAATACTCTATTTTGCTGATATGGTTGCTTACCTCCAGATTCTTTAGAGGGGTTTATCTGTATTACTGGCATACCGCTACCGTCCTCTCGTGCTCTTGCTGGGATAGTAGGAGCAATATTGCTTTTTACCTTTCTAAATCCCTTGCCGTCGTTGTGTGTGCGATAAGTACCTACTTGTATGTGGGTGTCTTTCGGGGTATTTAATCTCCCCTTGATGTCATTTTCTGTGATAGGAAATACTCCGCACTCACTTCGTCCTGCAAGATGTCCGATAAGGTATATCCGCTCTCGATTTTGGGGTAAAACCCAGCTTGTATTAAGCAATTGCCATTCAAGTCTATAACCCCCAATGTGGGTAAAGGCTTGGAGAATTGCCCAAAAGTCTGCGCCAGCGTTTGAGGAGAACGCCCCTTTAACGTTTTCCCAGATAAATATACTTGGTCGGACGTGAGCAATGAGGGCAATTGCGTACTCGATAAGGCTACTTTTTGCGCCTGCGAGTCCGGCACGTTTTCCAGCAATTGAGAAATCGACGCAAGGCGAACCAAAAGTGATAATGTCTGCTCCTGCAATGTCTGCGGGCTGAATAGTTGTAATATCTCCGATGTATTTTGCATTTGGAAAATTGTTCTTATAATTAGCAATTGCGTGTTTATCTATTTCTGAAAAATAATGCTCGGTAAAATGGTATCCTGCACGCTGAAACCCGAGCGAAAAGCCACCAATACCGCTGAATAGGTCTATGATTTTCATTGTTTCAAATCTTTAAAAAAGCACCCCGTTATCAGGTTCATTGCCAAATGCCTCACTTGGCGACGC